CAACAAAAGTTGGGAGTCAGCGGAGTCAGCGGAGTCAGCCCCCAAAAATCCGCGTTTCAAGCCTGTGAGGGCCGATTTGCGCGACTCCCAGCTGACTTCCAGAAGATATTCTCCCGTATTTGGTTGCCAAGTTGGGAGTCAGATTGCATACTTGGAGTAGGAAGGATGGTGAGTGATGGACTACCAGGTTGTTGTACTGAACGGAAACGTGCCGGAGATCGACGAAGAGTTCCAGATCCACCGAAAGGGATGCCGTGACGTGAAGCGGTTGCGTCGATTCCACGTCAACGTATATACCGCCCGGGGAGGTTCCCCAGAAGCGGTCCGGGATATGGAGGCTGCGGAGATGGCAGACATGGATTACCTGCCCGAACACTTCCGCATCATGCCTTGTTGCAGGGAGTCTCCGGTGGGGAAAGGTTAGCGCAGTGACCTCCAGCCCTGCTTCTGCATAGTAACTATCGATCGCTTGCCCGTGGGATAGGTGATGATGTGACTGTGAGACCAGCTACTTGGCCCTGAGTTGTACTTCAGGTCCAATTCACAAGACACACCAGCCGCGTACAAGCCGTCCCAGATGCCTGCCGAATGGCAGTGGCCGATGTTGGATCTCCGGCCTACCAGCCGAAGCTGACGAGGGCTACCTCGTCTTCCATCGACGCCTAGGTGGCCATGCATCCCACACTCCACACCCGCGACAATGAAAGACTCATCCTCCAGCAGGAATCTTGCTGTACCCTTTGGGAGGCCAACTAGTTCGAGGGCGTGCTTGAGGGCATGGAACCTGCGCCCATCGCGCGCCGCTTCGTACCAGGCCAAGTTCAGTTGGAGCCAAATGATCGCATTCGCCGGGTCGGATCGCCCGTCCTGTTCCCGCATCCACCGTTCCAGCCATGGTCTGTCGTGATTTGAGTCAACCACGATCGTGTCAACGTCTTCGCGCGCTATTGATCGGAGGAAGTCCGAGCAGCCCGCCAACTCATGCTCAAGACTCGACCATCCATGCCCACGGATATACCTCATGTACTGCTCGTGTAGGTTGCGGGTTGAGTGGGGGTTGCTTACGGATCCCAGCATGACGTCGTGTGCGAATTGATATCTGGGCCGTAGCGCATCAAGCATGTCGTGCATTTCAGATTCGACGTCTGGGTCGAGCAGCAAAGCATGAGCATCACCCCACGTGATGGCCTCTACGCGCTGCCCTGTGCGGACCGTGCCATTCTTCACTACGACGTCCAAGTCCTGCATCACACCGTCGTCTGTGCAATGCAGCTGCCGCACCCACCACCCATTGGGCTTGGCCTCTACGATCAGTCCTCCGTAGGTATGGTGATGCTCGGCCCGGAGTCCTGCCCTCTTTGGTACATAGTTGCGTTTCGTCACACATCCCGTGGTGTATGTGTGTTTGGCAGGCACGCCTTTCACGCCTGCCGCGATGCTCCGCATGGCGATCTTGGCATGAGGGAAAATCGCCGAAGCCTGCCCGCTGTAGGTTTCGAAACCGGCCAAGGGATCTACCGCTGTTGGCAGGATGTTCATCTCCCCGCACCACTGCAATCCGGGTGCAAGTTCCAGACGTTCATCACGGATATAGGGTTCGATATGCGGGTCGTACCAAAGATCCTTCTCCTTAGGGGCGTCTTTGCCCCTCTTGGTAGAGAGCTTGCCGTACGCTCCCCGGTTGTACGAGAATGTACCGACCAGGATCTCCGCTCCCAGGTGATCGGCCAAGGCCTGAAGATTCCGCCATGTCTCTTTGTGGATGTAGGTGTTATTCTGGGCGGATGTGATGATGTAGGTGCGTCCCTCTTCCGGGACAGGCATCTCGGTGGTCGGCATCGCTGCTACCCGTCCCTCAGCAATCGGGTTGCTACGGCCTACGCCTGCGGCCCGGAGACGATCGTGCGCTGTCGAGCGGGCAATTCCCAGTTCTCGCGCAGCAGCAGCGATGTTGCCACCGTTCCGGTGGTATGCAGCGATCAGTTCATCATTCGACATGGTAAGTCCTCACGATGAGAGAAGTTGGCGAACGCCCAACCAGAGCGAAGCAATCGCTCCTGCCACCAAGGTAGTGACAATCGTCAGTGTGATCTTTCCTCGTACCATTTCCGATCCCTGTCGCCATTCCCGGACGAAGGTGAAATCGCGCCGGAGTTCAAACGTGTCTGTTGCATCGACACCAATGTCATGCAGAACCCTTCTGGTTACACGTTCGACGAGTTGTTCGAGTTCCTTCTCGGTGACTGTGAGTGTCTTTTCCTCAGACATGCTTATTCCTATGCGACAAAGATCGCGAATGCCCCTTCAGGGTTCGACGGAGCGATAACTTCCACGATGGTCTCGTCCCGTGTACTCCCAAAGTCTAGTCCGGTGGCACGCACCTCCACGATGTCGCCAGCTGTAACTGAGGATAGCGTGCCCGTAGATGCGCCGGAAGCGATCACCTGCTGCCACGCTCCTCCATTGATGCGGGCTTCTATCGTGCCGCCGCTGTTCGTTGTGCCGATATCGAAGCCGTAATCCCCCGTGTCGGGCGCAGTCCATGAGCTGGAGATGTCTCCGGCTTGCAATACGCCGAAGAAGAAATAGCCCGATAGGTCTGAACTGACCGGGAACGTGTGCGAGGAAGGCTGAAGCGCGTCGAAGTCGTCGCCCCCAATCATGTGTCGGGTCTCGACGTCCGCCCGGAGTTCAGAAGGTACCCCTCCGCTGAAACGCAGTACCTTGGTGCGATCAATGAAGACGGTATTAGCCCCACCGTTGAAGTTCTCAGCGAAAAGTTCCATTCCAGACTCAAATACCCTGACTCGATAGATGGTTGTATTGTTCGATGGTGCCGCGTCACCTTCCAAGTGACGGGCATTCTCCTGGTCCTCGTCAAAGTCCCGCCTGATGAAGCCAACCGAGATGCCTGAGTCATCCAGGCTGCCATTCGCGTCTAGGGAAACGGGATTGGTGGGATACTCTACCGACCCGTTCATCGTCAGTCCAATTGGGGGGTACGGCCGAAGATGTCGATCTTGCATGACGGCTTGCAGCGTCTGAGCATCGGCTTCATCGAGTTGCGTGTCTTCGGATCTAGGGATCAACTTGACATCAACAACATCGCCGTTCTGGAATGTGCGGTCACCAATCCCGCCACCAAGTAGAAGCAAAAAGACATCAGCACCAGCTTCGTGCGAAGCAGCCGCGCTATCCAGCACTCCTCTAAACACATTCTCGATGTCGTTCCCGCTGCCCGCCCCGACCAGCATGAACTCATCATCAACCAAGATCAGTTGGCTCAGTCGTCGGCCATTGATCACGTCATCCACGGCTTCAAAGACATCGACCATGTCCGGATCTGGGATCAATGTAATGGCTGTGTTGGTGGTGGAGGCTGGTAGATTCGCCGCGAGCGTGCCAATCCGCAGGAAACTCTGCACGGTTCGTTCCGTGACGAATGGGTCAGTCCCAGTCCTAGTGCGAATCCCGAACTCAACAGCTCCATCGCCTTGATTCCTGGCTCCAGCCCAGACCCGGTTCGGAAGGCCGTTTGTGATAAAGTCAGGATCAAGTTCGATGAACTTCTTCGGTGCCTCGAATGCCACGCTCTCGTCGGTGGGAATCGGCACAACCTGATTGAATGGAGGCTCCCATCTCGTGCCTTGTGGTGGTGCGAACGACCCATCGGCAATCGCGAAGACGTCCTGGATAAGAGAAAGACGGATTACGCCATCTGTCAAAGATCCAGTGTCTACCTGCGTGACCCGCATCACCAGGTCCTCTACGCCGAGGGTGGTGGCAGTAATCTTGACGGGATCCCCGGGCACTGCATTCCAGAACTCGCGATTTACGGTGATCGTTGCCTTTGCCAGTGGGAAAGCCAGCACTCGCAGTTCCCGCCAGGCAAGGATGTTTGCCAGTGTTGCATTCTTGACACCAGGGAACCGTAGGTTCGACTTAGCCAATCCGCGGATTCTCATTGACGCCATATCCTGCGCCATGGCATAGGTGCCGAAATAGTCTAGGTCGCGATCGACGAACTGGAACGTGACAAAGTTGGTCGTGTCAGCCCAAGCGCCGCGCGTGAACTCTTCGATCTCAACCAGGTTCGTCTCGTCGATCTGCGGGATCGTTTCGATGTCGAAGTCATCACGCACAAGTTGGATTCGCCATTTGCCCGTGGCAGGGTCGATGAATACCGTACCATCAATCTGCTCCTGGATCAACTCCACGATCCGCCCGAGTTCGGTGGGCTGATCTACGATCATGGAAAATCCGTTCCCTTCGTTCTGAAGGGTAGTGGCCGCAGCATTGAAGGTGGCGATGTCGATGTCCGCTGTGGGGAAGCCCAGTCCCCACTCGTCGTTTGTCAGAATCTCGAAAAGCACGAATGCCGGATTTGAATCGGCATCTCCGTTTACGCCCAACGCAGCCCCGCTTGGGCCGCGTGCCAACCTCCGCACCTCGAAAGACCAGGGCTGAATCTGAGTATTCGTGCCAATGAATCCCTGCTCCCAGACGCAATATGCGGTACCTCGGTACGCGGGCGTGTCGCCGCCTTGCTGCTGGAACTGAGATAGGTAGGCACTGGCTTCCTGTGATTCGGTGCCTCGGAAGAACGCCAGTGTACCCTGAACCCCACCCTGCCCGAGATCTTCGCCTCCGAACAACTCAGGTTCGTCGATGAAGATGTCGGCCTCTGAAGAGACATCACCTTCCCAAGCGAGTTTGTCACCTGCCCAGATGCGGAAGATATTGTCCAGCGGTCCTCGCGAGAGGGCAAACTGGATTCCGATAAAGAAACGGAATCCGACAGTCACACCGCCGCCGAACAGGCCACCGCCGCGTTTGATTGCTTCACGCCGGAGATCGCCATACCATACGACATTCGGCCCTTGTAATTTCACGGTCCCCCATACCAACGGAACCACTCGTTCCTCGGTCGCTGTAGGGAATCGAAAATCTCCCAGGCTGGGTGCCTTCGCGCCTTGATTGTCTGGCTTTGGGCGGAGGATCTGGCTCAACAGTGATAGTCCAGCCAGCAGGAACATTGTGATGAAGAACCCCATCAGTCGATCCCCACCTCAAAGAGATTTCTCAACGGAACGAAAGCAAAGCCGCCGTAATTGACGACGTTGTTGAACTTATCCTTGCAAGTTGGCAGGGTGTGATCGCAGCCGGCAAAGATTGTCACCTCCGACCCGACGACGTTGCCAGCGAATGGCAGCAGTAGGTCCAGGGTATTGCCGATGTGACGAAGGATCAGCCGGAAATCACCATTCGCCAAGCGAGCGAAACCCCCGTTGTAGAAGCCGTCCACCTCATTTGACGCAATGGGTACGATCACGCTGCTCCCATCTGCGCCGCTGATGTTGTCAGTCGCCGAGAAGTCTTCCTCGACCACCTTGCACCTCGAATCATAGAGGACGTGGTTGCAGAGACCCTGGAATGTGAATCGTGGGGCTTCAGCAGATAGACCTTCGGTCAACGGTGCAACTACCAGCGTCGCTCGCCCCCCGTCCACTGCGTAGCCGACCGTTCGGACAATGCCCTTGAAGATGACGACCGTTTCCGGTACAATCGGATTCGCATCGTTTCGATGAAGTCTGCGGATGGTCAGAGTCAGCTGCTGCCCCGGAACGATCCCGACGAACTGATCGGCAGGCGGCAACGCCCTGGGCATCGTGACCTGCACCACATCCTGCCGAATCTCAGGACCGAAGCTCAGTGCGCTGCGGGAGATTTCAGCCGGGATGAAAGTCAGGCCAGAGACCAATACGGCTTCCCCGGTGGTATACGCAAACGTCGTACCTCCCAGGTTGAACTCGTACAGCTCAATTGGCTGACCGCTCGCTTGGCTAAGTTCAAAGTCCGTGAATGCCATATATCACTCATCAAATACGGTAAGAACCGGAAACGTAGTACGCGCTTGACCAGCTGGATCCAGGTGAGTGATACGGATCTCATCCGTAGCCGATCGCACCAGTTCCACGTAGTCGATTCTATCGACTTCTTCTGTGGGAATGTCCTCTGGCCACGGGAGATCAACCGTGATCTGCTCAGTGGAATCATCAACTTCAAGCACCGTGGAAACGAACCTGGTCAGAATTGACCCGTCCGTCTTGCGAACCCGAATCAAGTTGCGTGCCGGCGCACGTCCCGTGGTGAATGCGGCGAACCCAACGTTATCGACTTGGAGTAGAGTGCTACCGCTAATCAAGTCACCAGACGGAACCAGTTCATCAAAGAATGTTGGCAAGAAGAACGATTCCTGCCTACCACGGAGATCGTGCAACAGCCGCCGCACTGCCCACAAATCTTCGCGATTCGTTGTCACGAACCCCTTGGCCGAAGCTCGTTTGGATGTCGGCCATGGCGAAACCTGGGATCGTTTACCCGTCTCATTATCCAACTCGATCAATCTGCGTTGGAGCGTCACTGACAGCCTTCGACCTACGGCATTGGGGCCATCAAGTAGGACCTTACCCTCAAGAGTAGGGAATGCACTGGAGTCGGCGAAACCCTCACCGACGTCATTGTCCTGCACGAGGAACCGGATGGATAGCTCCTCGTCGTTTACTGGGGCGAGGCTTCCCTGGATTAGTTCTCGGGCATTGACTCTCCGCGCTGGGTATACAGTCGTCCCTGCCGGGAAAGCATTCCTCAGTGGCGTACTGAAAGATACCTGCAACGCATCGATCTCTGTCACGTCAATGATATTGGAGATTCCATCGGATCGCAGCAAGATAGCCAGTCCGCCAATGCGCAGATCTGCGAAATCGATGGATGTCAAGTCGATGCTCGTGTCTTCCACCTCACCGCCTGAGGCGAGCGCTAACGGCTCGGTCCAGACCGGCAGCACTAGTTCCTCATCCTGCTTATCGTAAAGGATATTCTCCAGCCGTCGCCGATCCTTGCCCTCCAGTCGATAAGTCAGTTCAAAGATCTGCCTTGGGTTCTTACGCAAAGAGATCCTCTGTTCCGAACCATCAAGAACTTCGATGATTTCTGTGAGGAACTCAAGGATCTCAGCAATCGGCGCTTCCGGCACGATTGTCAACGCTGTGCCCAGGTTGGGGGTCGGGTCAACAAGCCTTGTCCCCAGGACGTCAAATCCAGTGGTGATGACGAAAGGATCGGGAGGACGCGCCAATCGCCAAGTGAGTGGTGGTGCATCCTGACCGGGCGGGACATGCCGATCAGCACCAAGACTACCAAGTAGCCCAGATCTATCATCGATGAAGCTATGTAGATCCGCCACCAATGATCTTCCGGTATGCGATAAAGAGGTTCCTACTCACGCCACTTCGGTCATTACTGCCTTCGTCGAGTGTTTTTCGTGCATGCGGAAAGACTTGATAAGTATCACTGCCGATAGTAAATTCATCCGCAGGATGATAGTTGCGCCCATTGAAGATGGCAACGTCGGGCTGAAACCCCATTAGATATGCCTCTGGTGGAGAAACAGAGACGTCTGTGTAAAAAATCCCGAGCGGTGAAAGCGGCAGGAATCCTTGCCCAGCATCGGCTGTCATCTGAAGGAATACTGTGCCGAACACGCCACCTGGAGCGCCGCCATCAAATCGCACGCGGGGGTTCCCCGCTCGATCGGCACCCATCTCGGAGATTGTGTCTTGGACCAGGAAGACTCCCCACTTGGATGTGGGATCCTGATTCGGTAGGCCCTCTGCGTGAATAGTTGCGAATGATTCCCGGCTTAGTGTTGAAGTGCCGCTAGATGCGAGTAGGCAATCGTAGTTATCCGCTTTCGGATCAGGGATTCGCGCTGTGTGGGCGTAGCAATACTCTCCGCCGGTCCAGTCCCACGATTTGTCCAAGGTGCCAAACCCAAAGTGGCGAAACCGTCCGGGAGAGAATTCCAGTACAATGTGTACGTAGTCACCATCGCCGTAGAACCAGTAACTCTCGTACGGCCCAGACCCGATATTGGCGATCGCCCTCTCCTGGAGGATGGTACTGTCAGACCAGAACTCGGATGGTTCGCTATCCTCACCATTACCGCTATCTTCAGGATGCTCCCACTGATCAACCTGGCCGTCGAATCCCAAAGATTGATACATGCTAATATGGTTGGCCTCTCCTTCATTCCACGCGAAGTGGATGTGATTCGAGCCTTTCGCCAAAGACAATTGACCATCGGTACCGCCGAAGCCGGTATCGAGTGTGAGCCGATTCTCAGTCCAACCCAGCAGCTGTGCAAATGAAGAGAGCGATGCCATCAAGTCATTCATGCTTGTAGGCGTGTTGGTCTCGAATGCCATTAGGCTTCCTCCACTGCAAAGTGCGCGTAGCTAGCGGTGTTGCCTCCCATTCGAAACACACGCATGAATCTACTCCCTGACTGGATGCGATCACCTACCTGGAGGCTACCCTCCCGATTCACCCAAAACAACCCCCTCAATGCTCCAAGCGGACGCTTGCTGACTGGATCCTCCCGCTGGTTGGGCGCGTTTTCACCCAGATCGCGAAGAAGTAGGCAAGGCACAGGCCAATACGTACTGCCTTCGACAGAATCGGGGGACGGAAGCAGTCGGATTTCTGAAGCCCCTACTCTCGTAGATGGGATGAAAGATCGAAAACTGAGCCCCAGATCGGGATCATTGAGTTCATCAATCGGATCCATCCCCTCCTGCGTAACTCTTCCGCAAGGATATATGGGGTAGATTTGCTGGATATTGCCAATTGTCGACGAACCCTGCCCATTCCTCACTGACTTCCAGGACGCATCACCTTCGCGCCAGAACCCTGGCCCCTTGTCGATGCTCCCACTGGTTACAGGTGCTGCTGTCGGGTCTGCTGGCCCTCTCGATGCCAATCCTGCCGATGCTAGGTTGATGTTGAACCTTGACGAACTTCCGCATACCAGCATGGGGTAGGGGATTTCAGCGTCCGTGCCGAACGCATCCACAAGCCCAAGGTAAGCGGATTGCTGATTGCCGCCCGCATCAACCACCACGATGATGCGATCAGTGGTGGCAGCAAACCAGAAAGACATCGTAGACGTGGACAGCAGCAAAGCTGCGCCATTCTCGTTCTTGAAGTCGTTTCGCCCAGGGGAGATGCCAGGCTGCGATTCCCAATCACTAGTCCCGTTCCATCCCGTGAATCCAGCGAGTTCCCACAGAACCTGATCTTCGTCAGCGGAGAAGCCCGACCGTGCGCCGACCACTACGCCGTTGCTACTCTCCCACAGGTACTCATCTCGGACAGGGATCCATTTTGGCCTAATCTCCAAGCCTGATCCTGAGCCCCCGGTGGTGCTTTCTGTGCCCCCGATCGCCCCAGCAGTTTCGTAATCACCCTCATCTTCGAGGCTGATTGAGATTACATCACTGTTGCTGAATAGTGCTTTGTCGGTGAAATCGATGCGAAACTGGGCCTTCTTTGTGGAAGGCACTGTATCGGCTAGCGTTACGATGTCGCCATCCACATAGCCACTGCCGTTATTGTCGACGAATCCATCACTAACCACCACCCTGGACGTGGCGCTGGAGATGTTTCGGATTCGGTTCAACCAGCCAGTGTCCGCGACGGTCAAGCTGAAGGAAGCTCCACTCCCTGTGCCGCCCGTGGCTAGATTCCCAGAAGTCGGTGGGTCAGCAGAATATGCCCCGGCATCGAAGACTCGAATGCCGGTGATGTCGCCTGTAGCTCCGATGGATGTAACTTCTAGCCGTGCTATCATTCCTCCCACCACTGTCCCTCCGGCAACAGTAAGTTGATCACCGGTGGAATAGCCCGCACCTGGCGAGTCGATAACTACGGTGGCTACGTGCCTATTGGTTAGGAACTGGTCGAGCTTGTCCAGTAGGTCTCTGTAATCGCTGGATGTACCTCGCGTAAAAGCCATTAGCCATTCACCTCTCTGATTGCGCGGCGGTTGCGTCGAATCGTATTGAGAATCACCCGCTCCCCTTCAGGCGTTCCCATCACAGACGTGATCTCATCAGGATCTGTGATATTGACAACGCTTACATTCACCTGCGGAGGCTGCTGTGGGGCTTGCGTGGGGGTGATCATACCCGGCATTGCCGGTGTGAAGAGTTCAGGGCCACGCTCCCCAACAAGGAACGACTGACCGGGGTCCACCGGACCTCCCGCTGCCCGTCCGCCACCAAAGAGGAATCCGCCCAGACTGCCGGCGAAGCCCGCAGAGCCACCAGTCAATCCACCGATCACACCGCCGACAGCCTGCTGAAACGCCAGTCTGGCCAAATCAGAGATCATCGAATCGATCAGGTTGCTGAAGCTGAACTGGCCGGTCGAGACAAAGTCCACGAACGCATCCTCTGCGCTGCGGAAAGCATTAACCAACGTGGTTTCGGCTTGAACTGAGAAATCGTTCAGCAATTCGTTGATCTGAGCAAACCCGCGCACGAACCCAGCCTGCACGGATGTGGAAGACTCCAAAGCTATTCGCTGGAGACGCGAGAACGCGATCGCAGCCTGCCCAGCAGTAATCGACCCCTGTTCCAGCCTGGTAGTCAACTCCTCCTGGGCGGCAGCCAGATCAAGCTCCGAGCCCCGCACTTCATCGAGCACTGTATTGATTTCATTCAGCTGACGCAGTTGCCGCAACTCAGCTTCAAGTCGTTCGCGTCCTTCTGCATCCAGCTGGACGCCTTGATTGATCAATTCGTTTTCGATTCTTAGTAGCTCATTACGCACTTCCCTCTCAGCGGAACTCAGGCGTAGCAGTTGTGCTTCGCGGTCAAGCCTGGCCAGCGCCTCCTCCAAACCGCGAGCCGCTGGAGCGGGCGTCTGAGGACCTCCAGTGCCTCCCTCGCCTCTAGTCCCTTCAGCAGCGACCATAGCGGCACGCTCCTGGGCAATCCGCTCAGCTTCTTCAAACAGGCTGTCAAGCAGACTTCCGATCGGGGTACCCACCTGGGCGAAGCCAATCGCAAATCCCTGCTGGATGGCAGCCGCGATTCTCTCTGATGCGGAGACTGAACTTTGCTCAAGGCGAGGAATGAGGGTATCATCTCCCAAATCCTGCAATGCTTGGGAGATGTTAGCGCCGATACGCGCCGTGATGCCTTCCGTACCAGCCTCGATCTGGAACAAGGCATCCCGGATCGATTCGGCAGCATTGCCAAATTCACCTCGTGCCAGCTGATCCAAGGCCTGGCCCAGAGAGAGAAGAGCAAGGCGGATGCGTCCACCGAACGATTCGAAAGTCCTACCGATTCCCACGAGAACTGCGGAGATCGAATCCACGACGTTTTCGAAGATATTGATGATGGAGTTGGCGATCCCAGCGAATACGTCTTGTAATGCCGGACCGAGCGCCCTACCAACTTCCAATATGGCCCTGGTCCCACCCACCCAGAGAGAGACGTATGTATCAATTCCGGCTGCCGCAATATTCAGGAATCCCTCCAGGCTGAATTCGAAGCCTTCGAAGACCCCTTCGAACAGCCCTGAGATATCAGGGAAGGTAGCCTGGAGAAAGGAAACGAAATTCCTGATCAATTCTTGGAGCCGATTGAAAATTGCGGTGCCGAGATCACCCAGGGTGGCCAATCCATCAGAAGTGATGCGAATCCGGTCACTAAAAGAAACCAGTGCTGCCACCGCCGTGCCAAGCAATACCACAATGGCTCCCACCCCTGAACCGATCAGGGCGACTCGCAGCGCCTGCAACGCAACAATCGCTCGGGGGATCGCGAATGCTGCAAGACGCACGCCGATCAGGGTCGCGAGGATTTCCACGTTATCGGCTGCAAACGTAAGAATTCTGGCAAGGGCACGCAATGCCAAAGTCAGAGCGTTGGTTGGTCCAGCATCACCAAACGCCAAGACGAGAGACTCAAATCGAGATCGCACCGCCAGCAACGCACCGTTCAGATTATCGTCCATGATCCTGGCGATCTCGTCGGCAGTACCGCCTGCGTTATCCAGCTCCTCGGTCATTCTCACAACCTGAGGAATCGAAGATGACAGGACCTCGAAAGCCGGACCACCTCTGTCTCCAAAGATCTGGAGAGCCTGCCCCGTATCGACTCCTGCATCTCGCAGTGCGATCAAAGCATTGGTGAGCCCGACTTGCGAGATCCTCACATCGTTAGCTTCCAGCCCCAGGCTTTCGAGGATTCGCCGTGTCTTGCTCGCTGGGGATTCCAGTTCAGAAATCACTCGCCGCAAACCCGTTCCAGCAAGAGTGGCCTGCAACCCGGCATCGGAGAGGGCACCAATCGCCGCCGCCGTCTCCTCCATTTCCACACCAACGCCCGAAGCCACAGGCGCAACGAATTTCAAAGCATCGCCCAGTTGCTGCACGTTGGTGTTTGAGTTGTTCGCCGTGAACGCCAAGACATCCACCGCTCGCCCCGTCTCAGCGGCTTCCAGACGGAATCCCCTGAGGACATTGGAGGCGATGTCAGCCGCTGTGCCCAAGTCGAGGGCACCCGCCTGGGCGAGCTTCAGCGTCCCCTCAAGGGAATCCAGCTGCTCCTCAACGGTGAATCCAGCGCGTGAGAGAAATACGAGTCCGCTCGCTGCCTCACTAGCTGAGAAACGGGTAGTGGCCCCCAGGTCTCTTGCTGCACCTTCTAGCTCCCGTAGCTGACTGGCGGAAGCTCCGGAGATGGCCTCGACAGTCGAAATCTGCTGCTCAAAGTTCGCGAGCGTACCAATCGTCGATCGCAAGATTGCAGCTCCGCCAAGGCTCAGCAGGGCGGATCGCAAAAGGTTCACACCGCCCGCCGAAGATGCAGCAGCAGTACCGACGGTAGCCAATCGTCGCTGCACTGTGCGGGTACCGCTCTCCTGAACTACGACATTGATGCGTTCAGTGGTCATCAGGAAGTATCAATGCTCGCGCCCCGAATGCTGGCAACGCCCTGCTGAACTGCCGCCTGCACAAACCCAGCCGGTGCTTGGGCGGAGCTACCCTCGTTCAGTCGTCCGATGTAGGGTAGATTGTTCGTGATGTGAATGGCCTGTCCCCGCACCCTCCGCTCAATCTCCTGCTGAGCCCTGGAGAGGGCTGCTTGCTCAGAAGTAGGTCCAACTGTCTCTCCGCTCGGAGTCCCCAGCGACACGATCCAGTTGGATCTTGCACGCCCGGTATCTACTGGAGTGGATGTGACCAGGGTCTGATCAATAGCAATCGCCGCTCGTTTGACGACGTTACCTACCTGTCCTTCGAGGCGATTTGCCCTTAGGCGCATTCTTCCGCTGAAGCTTTCCAGACTCATCCTTACTTCGATGATAGTCGAGCCAGCAGCCATCCAAAGCCCGAACGAAGTAAAACAAGTCCCCTCTTTGCTCCTCGTCCACCCCCAGGGAATCCGCGTAATCGGAGATCGCTGACCACGGAATAGGCTGTGCGCCCCAACCTGATGGCCGGCAGGTGTGAAGATCCTGGAACGCCCCGTAGTAAAGCTCCATGCCAAGGCAGAGCTCCGGGGCATCCTGGATGCGCTGCGGCAAAGGCAGCCGCTCCCGCATGCATTGCTGGATGATCTGCCGCTCGTATGGTCCTTGCTCCAGCGCGTAGAGCAGGACCTTCTTCAGTTTCCCGCCAGCTCTTCGTTGATCTCCGCTCGGAACAGGGCGGAAGACTGAGCCTGCTGCTGAAGATCAGCGAAGAAGTCTGGCAGGTACTCGAACACCCGCTGTCGGTTCTCTGGAGTGTCCGGCAGAAGCTCATCACCGCTTTCGCCCACATCGGCTGGGTCAATGCCGGTGCGCCATTCTCCATCCACGCGGGTCTCCCAGCTGAGTACAACCGCCTCAGCATACGCTTGAGCCAGGATGGTCCGCCCTCGTTCCTCGTCCAGTGACCCAGCCGCGATCGCCCGCCTCAGCGGACGCGTCTTCTGGTCCAGAACGCGGGTGAATCGTCTGTTTGAGCCGCCGGCCCGTGCGATCCGCACTCGCACATCGCCATAGTCGATCACGATTCCCTGCGTTTCGAGATCTGTGTCGGTCGCGAACTGTCGCTTCAGTGCCATTCGTGTCTCCTAATTCAGTCGGCGAGATTCGGGAGATAGTCCCAGAACACCATGAGCATGGTGTGGTCAAGTGCCGGGTCGATCTTGGAACCCGTCGCTGCCTCGTTTGTGAGTGGGAGCGTGATTGCCTGATCCTGCTCGACGTTGGCGCGGCCATCGCCGAGCGTAATGAGGGGAAGATCGATCGAGATGCCGCCATTCTGCTTGACCAAGTGCATGTCAAGCGTGATGTCGGAGTTGTTTCGAACCGCCTGAACTGCCGCCACGTTTGCGAAGTAGGCCGTGATGTCGCCGCCCACCTCAAACGTACCTGCTGTGGAATCAAAGGCTCCCAGAACGCCCGCTGCCTTGTTCGGCGACACGTTGTTGTTCAAACTGATCGTAATGTCAGTCGCGAACGCAAACAGCGGATCAGGGTTCGAACTTTCCGGATCAATTACCGACATCTTGACCCTGGTCAGATCGGAACTGGTATTGAAGGCATCTGCCTCCGGGAGCGAGACCCGCGTACCGGGCTTCGGGCCAAGGGTGCCGTCGCGTTGCTCATTATCCTGTGCAACGAACGACAGATCGGCTGTCAACTTGTCAGCAGTCGTGACGTTCAAGGTAAATTCGTTCGGGATCGAGCCAACGAGATACTCGGCCTGATCATTCGGATCGTCTGTGTCTGCTTTGCCCAGGGTGCGCTCAAGCTGATAAGAACGTCGGACGATGGAACCGGCCAACTCATTCTTCAAGACGCGGCCAAAGAACAACTGAATAGTCAATCCGGTACCGTCTTCGGTTACGATTGTCGATTGGGTCTTGTCAAACTCCAGGCGATTGGCCGCGATCGACCGGACCCGGGCGAATCCAGAATTCGCAGAGTCACTGAAGGCAGTTCCGGACGCATCGCCGCCAATAAACACCCACTCCCCGACAATGAGCCCAAGAGATGTGAAGTCGAGCAACGTGCTGGTCAAAGCCGGGCGTGAGCCACCAGCGTCCATACCCAGGTCATCAGACCCTGCTTCAAACCCTACTTGAACAATCGACACAGTATTGACTGGCCCCTCATCCACCAGAGTGGCGAGAGTTCCGGATCCATCTGCTACCGACAGCTCAAGGGTTGTCGTGGTGACAGCAGAGACAGCAAACAGCCCCCGGTTTTCCGGATTGTTTGCGCCGTCAATGAAGACCAGATCCCCGACGGAGAACTGGGTAGTCAGGTCGATGGCCGGAGATCCGGAACGTGTGACCAGGCTATCCACGCTCGTGAAGGTGAATTCCAGGGTGGTGATGCCGATTTCATTCTGCGCCTCACCCTTCCGCCGCAAATTAGCGAAGAAGAACCCTTGGAGTAGGTCCTGGAGATTTCGCCGTGTAACATCTGTGGCAAACCCACCGCTCGCGTCGAGATCGGTGATGACTCCCTTGCGCCGCTGACGAGATGCATTGATCGGATTGCGGGCGACGGTTGAGATCTCGCCGCCAAAGTTGTCGTATGAGTTCGGCTCAAGTGCGATCCAAACCGGAGTCATCGGCAGTACATTCAGCGATTCCTCTTCTGCGTATGAAAGTCCAGTGATGTTCGAATCGATCTTGCTGACTGGAGGCATTCGACTTCTCCGCTATTTGATCTCGTCGTACTCAAACGAGGCTACGACGTTCACTTGGAACCATTCTCTATCTGAGCCAATCTCCGAGATAGCTACAGAACGGAAGATCACGCCTCCGGGAGTCGTAACACCCTCGTAGGCATCCTGCACGATCTTAGGTAGATCCTCGTCAGAAGGCAACCCCTCACCCACGGGGGTGAAGATCTGCACGGTGATGGAGCCGGATCGGCGAAACCTTCGGTTTCCAGCGACACCAGACAGGGTGGCTTGCTCAGACGTTGCATGCCGAAGAACCACCCGTGCCCAGGGGGATGTGGTGGTTGGTGGCGGGGAGATAGCGCCGACGTTGTCGTACTTGACTGGGTGTCCAGTCGGAGACCATGCTCCATGGAATACCGTCAGCATTTCGTCGATGGCTTCGGCGCGGGTAAGCGACATCAGCGATCCACTCCAATGACGTAGAGCAATGTGGCAGTGTTGGGCCGCAGTACTTCCACGGTTGTGATTCTTCGCCTCACGCCACCCTCGTCGATGATCTCGTGCGCCGTTGTCAGGTCGAACGGAGGATCAATAGTGCCTGGAGCGACAATGCAGATAGCACCTGCTCGGCGGAGTAGGTCGTTGTCGGAAACGTCAAATCCAAGTCCTCCACCACCGGCAGGAACGAACACCGCATCGACTATTGCTTCGGCATCAACGTCGTCGCGAGGATCAGCGGGGCCGAGCCATGGCTTATCTGGATCCTGCAAACCTTGCGCGAAACGGATGAAGGTGACTTCGCGTCCGTTCTCTGCCACGAGAGAAGCCGCAATGTTTGCTAGCTCCGAGAAGTCAATCATGCTCGGATGACTCCACCAACCCTGACGAACTCTCGAAGCAACCTATCTGCTGATGGAAATGGCCGGAGTTCGGTGATAATGCCTTCCTCGGCGAATTCCGTTTCCGTCTCGATGGGTCCAACCTTGTTGCGAGTGCGGGTAACACGAGCCCCCGTCGGATCTACCGACGGGTCCGGAGCCAGTGATACATCCTTCGCTCGCCACGCATACTCATGGGTGCCTTGGCGGAGCTTCAGCGGCACGCCCGTTACCCACTCGCCGTTGCGATCTCGCAACTCAGATCTCGGGAATTCCAAAGGCTGACGCAATCCACTGAAGCCGCTGGTCGCGCTCTCGGACCACGTACCAACGGTACTACTCAAGGCAATACCATCCATCGTAGCGAAGATGACGACGAAGGGTAGATCCGGATTGGGGAACTCCGCACCTGTCACGTCATCGTTCTCACTACCAACAATGACATCGGCGAGATTTGCGATCGTCTTGAGAATCGTGGTGCCGATTTCCGTTTCGTCCGTTTGGGATGGATCATCACGAAACGTATACGTCACATCGCCAAACGTCACAGTATCACCATCCACTGGCTGCGACGACAACGAGTAGGTACCGCGGCTCAGCAGAGACTCCCACCGCCGATTGCCCAGGAAGAGTGGTCCCCAGCGAAAATCGATGTAGTCAGTTGCCAGGATCAGCGCGTACTGGATGTTGTCATCGGTCAGGCCCGATACATCACGTCCTCGCTCCGTGTGGTAGTCGCGGAACTCCTGCACGGTGGCGTACGAATTGGCATTCTTCACGCCTGAGCCATCTTCCACGACAAACGCCATCAGGACACCTCAAGAAATTGACGAGGAACCTGTCCGAGAGCCGCATCAAGCGGAGACACCACTGCCGCGTCGCTAAGAGGAACACGGTCAGCTGGATCAATACGGTTCGTGACGGTGCCCGCAACCTGCGCGATGCTGCCATCCCCTGAGTCGGCCCACTCGGCGGTAATTCCTTCCATCGCAATCACCAAATCACTTCCAACCCACAGGCGCGCTTTGCCGGCAGCGGGTTGGATCGCGAACGTAATTGCCAAGCGTTGCCCTTCGCTTACGACGGGTCCCACCCCCTCTGGGCCTGTCATGGAATCTCCCGCCGCAGCCCGCAGGGTGCGATCTGCTGACGCGATCCATACCGCTAGGCCGTTGCCCGCGGAACCGAGTTCAAACACTACACCTACCGGAGATGCACCAGTGATGACCAAACTGATATGGAAAGTGATGCTTTTCGCCCGGTCGGGGAAGAATGCATCCGTATCGATCGAGCCACTCAAGAATGAGTGGGTCTGAAACAGACCAAGGAAGGGATTCGCTCGGCCCCTTCGCGACTCGCGTGCGTGAAATTGGGCTGCCTGTTCACGAGCCGTGCCAACCCCGTGCTGACGGAATAGTCGTGCCATCCGTCACTCCTTCGGCGGTAGTTCTCTCCGAGGACGTTCGGTGCCGCGCTGAGTCTTTCGCGACATTGCTTGATCGACGGGAGATCGCGGGTCTAGATCTTTCGGGTTGATGCCCTTGAGGGCTTCCACCTGACGGGCTCGCCGATCTCCGCCTGCTTCCGGATGTATTCCATCCTGGCTTGGGTATCACCCTTCGATGTCCCATCTTGGTATTCAGAAGTGTGAAGGCGATCTCGTTTTCGTTGAAGGATGGAGATTTCTTTCTCCAATTCATCGCGCTGCTGAGATAGCTGGCTGATGCGCTCGTCAAGATGGAACTTGGTCTGCTCCTCAGAGTTCGCCTCGCTGATGTCTTGCTTTTCCACCTAGGAACTCCTCATATCAGATCGTCGATATCCGACGTATCCTGGATTCTATTCGTGCTGACACCCTGCCGGACGTGCTCGACAATCGCCTGATCAACAGTGGCCGGAGTCAGGGTGTGGGTACCTGATCCACTACCGGAGATCGCTGCCGCCCTGATCCCTTGCACTGCATCGTTCCGGGTAAAGTGAAGCTGAATTGCATCGGCGTCCACCGCCGAAACCCAATACAGCGTATCAGCCTGAAGCCCACCCGGCAGGGTACCGGTGGTTGTGATCGCAAACGGACCATCACCAGACGAATGGCCGTGGCCCGCAATATCCAGTTGATTGTCAGCGATGTCCGCCGTGAAATTCTGGCCAGTTCCAGTCCCATCCAGAGTTCCAGAGACCGCCGACAGCCACCTCTTCAGGCGACGTCGGCGATTTCGGGCGAGGCTCCGGATGCCTTTGCGTAGGTGCTGGAGATTTGGGATTGTAATTACTGCCATCTAACCTCCTGGAAGGATGTCCCCGGTTCCGCCAATCAGGCCTCGCGAGTCCGGAGAACCGCGAACTTGATCTGCTTGCGCTCAGGGAACCTGCGGCTCCAATTGGCCGCAGCCGCGAGATTGGTGTTGCTCGGGCCGCCGTCAGGAATCGATCCCTGGATGAAAGCATGTCCCGTCGGATGGATAGTCCAGATCCGTCTAGTAGTAAGGATCTCCTGTCCGCCACCCTTACCCGCAAGGGGCTCACGGTGGACCTCAGTGGGGACATCCGCGTTTGCGGACCCAAGCTGGGCCGCGTCAGACCCGAACAGCCACGTGTCAAAGACATTGTCGGTCCTCGGAACGCCGTCGTCAACGATAACCTCGCGACCCAGGAAAGTCGGAATCATGGTCCGGCCCTCGGCGTCGGGGATAAAGTCGATTAGATTGTTCTTCTGCATGCGATTGAAGACCACGCTGTGAACCATCACAGCAGTCAGATCTTCCATCGAATCACCCATCGTGAGCGCCGTATCCAGGAACGCCTCAGCCGAGAAGTTCGTAACACCATCGGTGAAGCTCGAACCACTGATATCATTGACGAGATCGCCCTGCGCATGGGTGTCCCCGCCAGACGGGCTGGCCAGATTGTCCGCGATCACGCCATTCCACGTGGACACAAAGATACGCTGAAGTCGCCGGGTCCAGTAGAACGCCACCCGATCGGCAATCGCCTGCATCGGGTCAGCGCCAGCAAGCTCACGAGCAAGCCCCGTCGAACTCCAGGCCTTGGCGCGGAACAGGCGGACCGCGACTTCCTGACTGGATCCGATCTTCATCGGAGTCAGGTCACCCCGGTTCGCGTCGGTCGGAGTTCCGTTCTCGAAACTCGCCTCCTGGATGTCGGAGATGTCATCGGTCGCGACCTCGTCAGCGCCGGTAGCATCACTCGCATCCAGATCCTGGAACGAAGGCACATCGAATGTCTTGCCGCCACCAGCCAGAAGCTGGGAGAGGATAGGACTTGTCGACAGGATCCCACTCTGCACCAGGCGAGCCTTCTGCTCCGTCAGCTGTTGCGTGTACGGGGTGAAAACGCGGGGGACGATGATATCGGAAACTTGGACAGCGGGCATTTCTATCTCCTTTGCTGGTATTGTGTTCAGCAGCAGAGCCATCACAGCCCCTGACGCCCACCATGGGGTGAACTGCCATCATCTCATGGTATCCCCAATAGGACTCACGGGGAAAGCGACGTTCCAGCAGCGCGAGCCATTTGCTCCGCGACTTCCTCGCCGCGCTCCTTGATGACCTGGCCCTGCTCCGTCAGGTTCCATGTATCCTTAGCCCAGGGATTGTTGGCGAAGCCACCGCCCTGCCCCGAGCCCTGGGCACCGCCGCCAGTGCTGTTCGGCCACCAATGCGGGCGCTTGTCCTGCATCTCACCGATGAAGACATCCGGACTGAGCCCAGGGGGGATCCCAAACCGGTTCTCACGAGTTAGGACCTGTCCGTCCTCTCCAAGCTCGAACACTGCTGATGCGAGAAGGAGGACATCGTCAAGTGCCTCTGAACGAATCTTGGCCTGGGAGGCAGCTTCCCGGACACGATCGTTGATCTCGCGCCGGGTCTTCTCCTGCCGCAGAGTCTCGACTTCTGCCTGCAACTCTTCGGCTTGGCGACGAACGGTCTTCAGTTCTCGCTCGGTTGGGGCAAGGCGACTTTGAGCCCGCTTCTCCGCAAGCTCCTCCAGCCTTTGGTCCATGTCTTCCTTGGATCCCTTGGCGGCAACTTCAAGCTCATCAAAACGATCCAGCTTTGACATGACCTCATCGAAGTCATAATCATCCCAGACCTTGTACTTCTGTCGCGTCGCTTTGTGATCCTCGCGTTCCTTGCGTAGAGCCTCCTGCACACGGTCTACGTCTTCCTGTGTCTTGATCCCCTGAACACCAGTCAGGCGGAACTTGCCATCCTCCTCGGCGTAGAGGTCTCGATACTGCTCCGGGATCTCGTCGATCGAATCATGAATCAACTTCAGCGCCATCGCTTCTTCTCCTTTTCTGGCACCATTGCCACGAAACTATAGTTCTACCCCCGCTTCCCTGAATGCTTGGGCTTCACGTTGCGCCAACTGGCTCAGCGGAATCTCGTCACCGCGACGATTGACAAACTTGTCAAGAGTCAAATTACCTTGGCGAAACAGCCGAGCCCGCGTAGGTCCAAGCACATCATCTTGAAACGCTGCACTCTGCGTACGGAGCCATTCATCGTATGTGACCTTAGCCGGAACGCGGCCAATACGATTGCGAATCGTCCTGCGAGCAAACTCATCGAAGCGTCCGCGAGTGCCTCGGGGCAGGGCACTTCGAGCGAATCGCATCAAGTTGAGTCCCTCCTGCTCGCTAAACTCCTCAACTAGCTGGCGTTCCGTGGTGGACTTGAAGGGTCGCTGCCCAATCAAGTCCTCTTCAATGATCTGGACTCGCACGCACCGGCATCCGATGTGCGCCGGAGGCTTCCGGCCTTCACCAATCTGGAATCGTTGTCCGTCCAAAGCTCGACAGATCGGACACGTTCTGCTATCGAGCGTAGCGACCCAGACTTCGCGAGTCGCGATATTTCGATTCTGAAGGAAGAACTCTTCGCGAGCACTGTTGGTGAAATGAATCACTGCTGTCCTGGTGAGTGCTGCCGCATTACCCCTTGTGATCTGCGTGACGCCATCCGATCCGCGCAGCCTCGCTGTACCAACAACACGCCTCGCGATTACATCAACTGGCTCGCCTTGCGTTACGCCGATGCGAATCTGGGCGCTGATACGATCGATGTCGGCCTGTCGAATATTCCGTGCCCAGTCGCGGAGTGTCCGGCCTTCGAATGGCCTCTCCCGAACCAACGCCCGCAGCGTAGCGCCAGCGGGAATCGCGGTTTCCAACTCCACGGGCACCAATCCCCGGATTGTACTGGAAGCGAAGTTTGCTTCCATAACCACCAGCTCACGGAATCTCTCTAGCCAGAGATTCTCCGTAGCAGTCATAGCCGCAGCCCGCAGATCCCGAATCTCTTGGATGAGCGCCTCCGCACGCTGTAAGTTCGGACCCGCCCGGAGCCGGTCTCGAATCCGAGATCGCAAATCAGCCTCGGATTCGTTCAAGATCTCAATAATGTCATTACGCACCGACCCGGCAGTGCGCAGCAAGAAGATCTGGTGACGGACGAGCGCGTCGAACCATCGCTCATTGACGGTGTTGCGATCACCTGGTAGTTGCTTTTCCGGATCAAAGACCATCTGGGCTCAGCGGAAGTTCCTCGCCGCCTTCAGAGGCGATCTGCTCCAACTCCTCCTCAAAGTCAAGCTCCGTGATGTCGCGTTCCTGAAGCAATCGGTGAATGGATCGGTTGCTCAGCGGAGCACCCATGGTCTTAGCTGCCATGAAGTCCACCAGAGTCTTGCCCTCCAGGCTCCCTTCAGCGAAGTCTAGGTTGGGGGCGACCCTCACCTGCTCCGGATCGGAACCTACCCACTCCGCCATAATTCGCAGAAGTTGCTGCAAACCCTCAGCGCCTGCCAGGGCGATCTGATGAAGAGTGGAAGTACGGGCGGCAACGCGGATCCGGAGAGCCTCACCAGACTCAGCCCCACCTCCGCGATTATCCAGCATCTTCCCACCAAGCTCAGCTGCATTCTTCTCGTCGTTCTGGATCGCCAGTCGTTGCTCCTCAAGACCATCGGAACTGACGCCAATATACTTCGCATCACCGCCTTGGCCCAGGCGGACGGTAGCACCTGCCCCAGCGCGGATGTCTTCGTCGCTGGTGTCGCCGATGATGACGAGGGTATCCTGGCCTTGAAGAAAGAGTCCCTGTCGGTAGTCGGCTTCCCCTCGGTAAACACCCAGGGCGAGGCGAGCAAGGCCCATCAGTGGTGGGTCGTCCGGGGTGGTGACAATGTCAGATGGATTGATGAACACGAACGGGATCTTGTTAAGCGTGCGACCGGCGATCGACGTCGGCGAACTGCACCGCGCGGTCGGGCTCGCCGTCGCCGTCCTCGTCCT